ATTCGTTCCTGAAGAAGATGGACTGACAAAGTATCAGAAAGATTATAGGAGCGATGTATCTAATATAATAGAATCAGCGTTTTTTGCTATGAATAAGAAGCAGAATATTGCTGATGACGCTGGTAAGAAAGGGAATACAGATGCCTATAAGACTCTTCGAGACAAACTAAAAGCTAAAGGTAATAAGCAAATAGACGATGACCAGAAAGGCGGTAAAAAGTCAGGTGGTTCTCTAGGCGATTTTGGTAAAGGTATAATTTTTTAAAAAAATAAAAGTTTAATTAATTTTAAGTAAGGTAATGGAGAACAATATTCTTAACAATTTAGTTCTTTATCGTACCAAATATTTTAGTGGCTTAGTTGACGAACAAATGTTAGCTAATGCTCTTGTATCGGAGCCTCATCGGGTATCGCCCGTTATTTCATATATCTTTGGTATATATGACAGAGGTAATGTTATAGACTTCATAACCAATGGTATTGGACGTACAATGACAATTGAATCCAATAGTTACCAGTGGGATCTGATGATTGAGCATGATCGTGCAATCACGATTAAAGACGCTAGATGGAACGGTGCTGTTATTACAGCTGCTCTTGTTCCTGGTATTGCTAAATCACCTATTCAAATTTGGGTTGGTGAGAAATGGTTTGGCCCTGGTGCCATTCTGCAATTTGATGATAAAGAATTTCAAGTACGCGTTGTCGGCGAACCATATCAAGATGGTTCTGATTTCGTGTACACGGTAGTTGTCGCTGATGGTAAGGATGAGTCTTATATTCCACCTACACTTCTTGCAGCTGGTAAGAAATTAAGTAGATTAGGTTCTGCTTACGAAGATTACAGCGAAGAAGCTGATATCGTGAATTATCAGACTCCTTTCAAAGCTCGCAACTATCTTACAACTTTGCGTCTATCATACGACATAACTGGGGATGCATTTGCATCTGTTATGGTTATGCAGTTTAGGGATCCAAAGACTAAACAACAGACCTATTATTGGTCTACCTGGCAGGAGTGGACAGCTCTTCGTCAGTGGTATGAAAGACTTGATAGAATGATGGTATATCAGAAATCTAATGTAGCATCAGATGGTACAGTTGGCCTTTATGGTACAAACGGTCGTCCGATTTATATTGGGGCTGGTTTGCTTGAGCAAATTGCTCCTGCAAATAAGCGTAATTATACCACATTAACATTAGATGTTCTCGATACTTTCTTGTCCGATTTATCATACAATATCCTTGGACATGGCGAACGTAAATTTGTTGCGTTCTCTGGAGAAATGGGTTTGCGTGAATTTGATAGAGTATTGAGAGATAAAGCAAGTGGTTATACACTTACCGATACTGTGTTTGTTACTGGTACTGGTCAGAACTTAACGTTAGGTGGGCAGTTTACTACATATAAGGGATTGAATGGTGTTGAGCTTACACTTAAACATCTTCCATTATATGATGATCCTGTTCATAATCGTAAGTTGCATCCAATATCTGGCAAACCATTAGAATCATATCGTATTACCATAGTTGATATTGGTAATCGTGACGGTGAAGCTAATTTACGTAAAGTAGTTAGAAAAGGACGTGAAATGGTTATGTGGCATAATGCTGGTTCTGTTGCTCCTGGCGCAGGATTTGCTACTTCCACAAGTACATTACGTTCAAATGCTAAAGATGGTTATTCAGTACATTTCTTGTCAGAACAAGGATTGATGCTAGCCGACCCAACTACAAGCGGTGAATTAATTTGTGACGCCGCATAAAAATTTAGGGGGTGACGTAATGTGCATTGGACGCACCCCCATATTTTTTAATTTTAAACCATAGAAATATGAGAGTTATTTTAAGACCGATAAATAGACATACGTGGTCTAATGTCGTGAAATTTAAGAATTGCTATGATTATATAGCACCCTACTATACACGTTCTGGTAATATATATACTGGATTAACAGTAGAAGATGCTAACCGTTTAGGTAGCATATTAGGTTTGAATCTATTTCCTTCTTCTGATTATTGGAAGAATTTTTTTGTTAGAATTGGCGCAGAGGATATTTTTTTAGATACAGAAGATCCTCTTGATGAGATTAAATATCTTTTTTTAAAAAATAATAAGAGAGTTAAAACCTCTATGTTTGAACATAAAGCTGGTGCAGATTATTTACTTATAAATAAGGATGAGGAAGCTAAACGTGAGAATTTATTTAATAAATCTAAGATAGATGCTATATCTGAGTTTAGAAAAATGTCATTAACAGATATGCGCAAATGTTTAAGATTGTTTGGTCAAAATTCTGAAAATGTTAGTAGTGAATTAGTTGAAAATTCATTGTTCAAAATAATCGAATCTAATCCTACAATGTTTTTGGATAAATGGGTTAATAATATTAATAGGGAAATTGAAACTGTTTTAGAGCAAGCTATATCGAAGAATATCGTCCGTAGAAATAAGAACATCTACAAATTTGGAAGTGATGTGATAGGTTATAGTGCTCAAGAAGCAATAGATTTTTTAAATAATCCAAAGAATCAAGATATTAAAATATCTATACTTAATTCAATTGATGCCAAAGATTTTATAATTAAAAATGAAGCTCCTGAAAAGGATCCTGAAAAGTTTGAAGAATTAAAATATACTAATAAGGTCACTTCAAAACCTAAGAAACCAGTTATAGTAGCTGGTAGAACTGAGGAAGAAGAGGGTGTAGATATTAGTAAATTAGAGTTTACAACTCAAGAATAAAATATGACAATATCTGAAATGCATACTGCTTTTAAGTTGGAATTGGATAAAACTAATTCTTTGCAGTATCCTTCTTTCACTTCTATTGAAATTGACTACTGGCTTAATAAAGCAATAAAAGAGTTTGTGAAAACTCGTTATAGTGGTGTTAATTATAAGAAAGAAGGGTTTGAGCAGACGCAGAAAAGGATAGATGATTTAAGGACATTAGTACGTGAGGTCACTGTTCCATGTACTACAACTGGTGCTATTAAATCTATTGGTACTACTAATATAATTAGTTATGTATTAACTGATGGGTTTAATAATACAGTTTTTGTTGCGGCACCATATTGGTTGTCGCTTGGCGAGGAAGTTTTATTAACATTAACTAATCCTGCTGGTACAATTAGACAAGGTGTAACTGAAGTTACATCTGATGATTATCAATCTGAAATTGATAATCCGTATTCTAGTTATATTTTGCATTATAGGAGTGCAAAACCTCTTCGTCTGTTCTATAATAATACTATAGAATTTATTTCAGATAGCACATATGTTGTTACAAGTGCTTATGTTAGGTATATTAAACAACCTGTACCAGTTAATTATACTGCTGTTACAGGGGTAGTGTCTGGTAACATTCTTCCTGGTAGAAGATATATTGTGGCTACTGCCGGTACTATTACTTATAATGGTATTTCTTACGCTGTAGGAGTTACTTTTTTAGGTGTTGAAGGAGTTACGACATTTGTTTCTGCAGGAGGTGCAACGGTTAATTTTGTTGCTACTGATTGCGAATTACCTGAACAATCTCATGATGAAGTTGTTGCATTGGCTGTTCAATTAGTTTTAGAAAATATAGAACAACCTAGGCAGCAGTCATATTCACAGCAAGTGGCTATTATGGAATAAGAAAAAAATAATTTAAAATAATAAAAATGTTACAAAGAACAAATAAACTATTAATCGGTAAGGATATTAACCGGGATGCTCAGGTTGTTAGTGGTGTAGCAATCACTACAACTACAGGATCAACTGGCCTTGCCGATGGTGAGGTCGTTGTTCTTAACAAATATTTTCAAGTATTGACACCGGGTTCTACAATATCCGATACCGATATTATATATATTTGTCAAGGAACAGGCGAAACTTACGATTATGTCAATGAAGCAGGGACTGCGGTTACTACTAATAGGAGAATAATTTTATCAGATCCTATTCAGGGTAGTCTTGTTAGGTCGTTCAAAGGTGTCTCTTATGCTGCTAAATCCGAGCAAATTGATACATGGACACTTACAGGGTTAGTTCCTGTTGTTGGTACTGAGTATCTTGTTAGGATTGTTTATAAAGATATGAATGAACATCCTGGACAATTTACACAGACATATAGAATAATTGCTACAGATGCACTCTTAGCAACTTTTGTGGTTGCAATGAATGCTAAAATTAATGCTCATAGTGGTCGAAGAGTGAATTCTACTACCAATACAACTACAACTCTTGTACTTACTGGTAGACCAATTCCTGCTTGCACTACTGGCTTAACTGATATTGAAGAATTTAGAATGGTTGAATTTGAATCGTTCATAAATTATGTTGATGCTGATGGTAATTGGGCAGAAATTGTTTGTACATCTGCAACTCCTTGTGTACGTACTCCGGCTGATTATGGCTCAGGTACTTGGGAGCAAATTAGGGATATGGAGAAAAGCGCATTGCCTTATCGAGGTATTCATAATTTTACATTATTCCCAGTTCAATTACCGACTGTAAATGCTGTTTTGAATGCTACATATGATTTAATTGTTATAGAACATGATAAATCATATCTTTCGCCTGACAATCAGTATGTGAAACAGGCTCCACTTACTACCGTACTTGCATTTGTTGTTCCATCAGCTGGGACACAAGAAGTTGACGTGTTGGGGCAGTTAAATCCATGGATGGCGTCATGTCCTGGTGCATTTACTAACGTTGCTGTTTAATTATGGGAGGAAATAGAAATGGCAAAACATGAATTTAATATTAAAAGAGTAGCTTTTGGTAATTTTACAATACCTGCTAATACTGCAGCTAATACTGCATCAACACTTAGTGCTGATTGTGGTGTGTATATACCAAAGGGTGCTATAGTAACTGGTATTAGATATTTCGCTCTTGGTGCAATAACTAACGTAAGTGCATTTAAGAATGCTACAATAAATCCATCGGTTGCTGCACAAGTTCTTGGCACTAATAACTTAGTTGCTTCTGCAGCTTTGATAGCTACAAACTGTGTATCACAAGTAGTTGTTACAAATGCTGGTGTTTATGTATCAGTAGGTGGTCCTTTGATAGTCAATCTTGCTTCTAGCGATGGTGATAGAAGTGCTATTGCTGGTACTGCAGATATATATGTGGAGTATCTCTATTGTTCAGATAGGGATCTTACATAATAATATAAC